TTGCCATGGTAATTTACTCCTTACAGGCCAACGTTGTTTAAGAACGAATGGGCACTGGGGTTGAATTTAACCAACACATCAGTATACGCATCGCCAGGAGTGGAAGCAAAGCCCACAATACGGAAGGCCGCAGCAGTTTGAACCACAGTAGACTCCAAAGCGCTGGTCGAGTTACCAGTCTGGGTTGAACCAGTGCTAGTGCTCTGTACAGCGGCAAAGAAGGTGTTGCTGCCCAAAGCTGATTGAGCGGCAGAACCGTCAAGCTGAGCTTGGAAAGTAACAAACGGGTCAGTGATTACATATGCAGTCACCACGCCGGTTGTGCCGGAGGGATAGTACTGGCCGTAAATCTGTTGACCTTGTGCGTTGATATAGGATGCGCCGACGAAAACGCCAATTGCACCTACGTTAGCACCACCAAGGTTATTGGTAGTGATGTCTGCGCCAGTAGCGGTAGACAAAGCGATATAACCGTCAGCGCCGATGATAACAACTTGTCCATAAAACAAGTTAGTACCTTCGCCGGCAGGGTCGATTAAGAACTGACTCGTAGCGCCAGCATAGGGCATGCCGTCGATACGATTTATGGGACGTAGCCCATAGGGTGCAGCAGTAGTTGCCATTTAAGACTCCAAAAAAATTAGATACCTTTTCCGAAAGTGACCGTGGACTTACGTTCTTTGAACATAGGCATCCGTGGATCATTCTCGCGCATGTATGTGTTGTCAACTGATTGCATCTGCGCATCCGCTTGTTGGCGGTAATACGCATTACGCTGTTCAGTAAACTCCACAGGTGTTTTGCAAAGCAATAGGCCGCCTACCTCGATACTGTCTGGAAATTTTGCGGCAGCAGAATTAAACAGACGAATCTCGGGATGGTCAGATGCTTTAACGGGCTCCCAGCCCTCAGCCAGCTTCGAGGAATAATTCGTGGCGTCATCTTTCCCTTGCGAGGCAATCCTGATCCAGCGAAACGCATAACCCTCTTCCGGCTTCGGATCGGGTAGAAGTTTGGGGGGCATCCATTGTTTTGGACGCTCCGCCTTTTCGCGGGTTTCAAGTTCGCGTGGTGCGCGGTTAGTTTTTTCCATTATATTTTCCTCATTTCTTCAGCAACTTTACGGGCGTACAGTTCCAATGGAACTCCCAACCGCTTAGCGATATTCACCTGGGTCTGCGTCAGCACGATTTTGCGCGGTGCTGTACTACGCGTTGCAGGTGCAACTATGTTGGATTTAGTGCGTTGAGGTTTAGCATCAACGGACTCATCGGCTCCAAACTGCTCCGAGAATCTGCCCCTAATGTCAGCGTCGATACGTCGATAGTATTCTTCACTGCCAGCGGGTATTCCTTCTTCCACCAAATCTTCATGCAACCCTAGGGCGTATGAAGTCATCCGTTTGTTGGGTCCAAACCACTGGTTCTTTTCAGTCCAAGCAAGCAGTTTGTCATCAATCGGTGCAGGTTTGGTGGGCTGCGGTTGCATTTGTACAGGAGTTTCTTCGACCTGTAAAGGGGTGGGCCGAAAATTTTGTACTTTATCCGCTTTGATCCTGGCAGAAGTCAACGCCTCTTGAGCGTTAACCAAAGCTTCAGAATCCCCAGCTTCGTATGCTTCTTTGTACTGGCGCTTTGCTACTTCTAGCTCATTAGCCACTACTTTTTTGGCTTGTTCTAACAACGCAATCTGGTTCTGGTTAACAGAGCCTTTTAGCTGTTTGTTTTCTTCAGCGACACTTTGTGCAAAACGCAAAGCCTCATCTTTTTCCCGTTGAGCGGTTTCTTTAGCGCGGCGCTCTTCGTGGTAGCCCTTTGTGAAATGCTTAATTCGTTTCTGGACGCCTTCGTCATATTTGGTCAGCTCATCTTCAGCAAACTCTTTAGGGGGCTCAGTCATAGGTGTACGGCCACGGTCTTCCGGTGGCGTGTCGTCTACAACTTCAATTTCCGGTTCGTCGGACTCAGGCTCTACAACCCTGCCGCCTTTACGGGAGTTGACCTCCACCTCATCGGGAAATTCAAATTCTGTTTTTTCAATTTCTGCCATGATCTACTCCTTAATGTGGGCGTTGGATACCACGAGGGTCTTGCACAACCGCCTGAATGGAATCATCATTAATCAGGCGCCATTCGGTGCCATGAATCTTCATACGGGTTCCGGTGTTAGGACGTACTAACACAAAGTCACCCACCTGACAGCTTGGTCCAGACGGGAATCTGGCTTTATCTGCAAATGCGTCAGGGCCAATCTTGGCAACAAATAGCACGGGGGATAAAAGCTCCTCGTGATGCATTGCTGTGGCAGATTTTAAAATCCCTGTTTCAGTGAACTCCTCTTCTGCCTTGGGCAACATACACAAGATATGGTATGTAACCGGGTCAGGTACCTGCTTGGCCTTCTCTTCCGCGGATGTATTTAGCAATCCGGAAAGATCTACGGCTTTCACATCAAAGTCAGTCATCGTCATAATCCTTAATTTTTCGCACAAGGTCAGCAATTTCCATCTGTGCGGTTTGCAGACCTCGGATAGTTCCGCACAGTTCTTTGTAATGCTCGTGGGATTTAGCTCCACCAGCACTGACAACTTCGACTAATTGATGCACCTGCTCATTTAGTTTGCCGTTCAAAATATCAAGCAGTTTATGATCCATCACTGACCTCCGCCTTGAGATTGCATTAATTTCTGCATCATTTCCATCTTATGCTGTTCGTCGTTTTGACCCATAGACTGCTGAGCCTGCGCTTGTTGCTGTTGCATTGCCTGTTGTTGGCTTGCAACTTCTAACGCATGCAACTCTTGAGCTTGCATAATTTCCTGCTGGGTACGCATGGCCGCCATGTTGGGGTCTTCGCCCATCTTGGCCGCACCTTCGCGCGCTTTGAGCGCCAGCTCTTCTGCTTTAATTTGCAGATCACCTTTGACTTTGAGCAGCTTTGTTTCGGCATCTTGCTTGCGAATAGCCAATTCTGCTTGTTGCATTTGAACAACAGGGTCTTGCGCCATCTGTTGAGCTTGCTGTTGTTGAACCTGGCCTTTGTTTTGCGCCAGTAATTGTGTAGCGGCCTGCGCCACCAAACGGGACAACATAAGTTCTGATTCTTCTGGCAGCTCTGAATCTGGAGCCGGCATAGGAACACCCAACTGCTCTTCGATTTTCTTGCGGTAAGCAAAAGCTAAGTGCTCTGAAATGTGAGCCTGAATTTCGGCCATCATCTTCTGGGCCATTGGGTTCTGACCAATCTGCGCCATCAAGAGTGGGTCTTGCATCATTGATGTGTGAACAGCAATGTGTGCATCGTGGTCTTGGTAAATAAAAGCTTTTGTAGGTTCGCCATTCAAGAAGGCCATGTTCTCGCTCACTGGGTCGCGCGGCTTCATGTCGTCTTCTATTGGTACTAACTTGTCAGCATTCTTAATACCTAGAACTTCAATCATCTGTCTATGAAGAACAGGCAAGTTGTAAATCTGGGGAGCCTGTTGAGCCAGTTGAATCACAGCTTGATACTGCATGATCCGCTGAGCCATCGTGGAACTATTCGGGTCAGACACGGGGATGACATCCACCATGTCATAGTCTTCCCGCTTAGCCATGCGGTCACCACTAGCTGGGTCAAACTCGTATTCGCCTGGTGTGTTGTCACGAATAATGACACGAAGCAATTTAAATTCTTGCTTCATTGAGTAGTGAACACGCGCCTGAACCGCAGACATGTTCTTTAATTGGCGCTCTAACAACGCTAACGTCGTACCAACTGGGGCGTTTGCCGACATATCGGACACTTGCATATCCGCAATTGAGCCTAAACGTCTGCCTTCTTGGGTGATTTTGTCCAGCAATAACGACAAAACCTGGCTTGGTTCCTTGTACGGCAACGTCATAATGTTGTCGCGTACAGTGCCAGAAGGCACATCTACATCCCTAAATTCGCCAGGACTGATGGGTGTATCGTCCCCTTTTATGCGCAAACCACGGGATTTAAGACCTCCGGGCAGGTTAGAAAGCGTACCAGCGTCCACTAATTGGCGCAAAATAGACGTTCCAGCCCGTGCATAACCACCAATTAGGTGAATTAAACCCAATCCATAGGCGCCAAAGCCCGGAACATACGTATATTGCACAAAATGCTGGCGCTTTAGCTTGCGATTATCGTCTTCTGACCAGTTTCTACGGATCGCCAACACCTCTGTAGTGCCGCGGTCAATCGTAATCACATAAGGTAGAGCAATTCCGTCTTCATCTTCGTACCCAGGCAGGTCATAATCAATATGAACCTCTAAAATCTGATAGCGGTCGTCATCAGTTAGGCTATATCCCTGGTCTTCAGCCTTCTTTTTCTCCACATCCGTGTGAATACTGATCGGCTCACCCAGATCTACGTCAACATAGAAGCCAGAAACCTGTAATTTCTTAATATCATTCTTTGTTTTACGCATAACATGGGTCACACGCTCTGCATTGATGACGCTAGATGCGCCATAGGGAATAATAAAATCTTCAGCAGGGATAAAAATAGATACTTGTCTTTGATAAGACGGGTCAAAGTACACTTTCTTAAACGCGGCGCCAGCTAAACCCAGTGAATAAAGCATTCTTTCATGCTCTGGTCTGTACTCAGGCATAGCTTCCGTAAGCTGGAAGTTCATGTCATCACGAACCCGCGCGGCGGCGTCTTCTTTTAGCTTATCAATAGCGCCAATAATCTCAGTCTTGACCGGGCCCTGGGCTGGAAACGTTTCTAAAATTGTCTCTGATTGAAACCGAACAGCAGCTTCAGTCAGAATGGTAGAGAAAACACCACAAGCACCATTCCACGGCTCGGTTCTTTCTTCATACTTCATGCCAAGGACATCTAATCCTTTGACATACATCTCCACCCATTCTTTTCTAGAATTAATATCAGCATCAACCATCTCAATGATGTCACTGGCTATATTAGCTAGCGTGCTCTTATCAAGGACTTCGGCTAAATTTTCATCAAAAGATTCTTCTTCTGGCTCTGCGAACATTTCAATGACCATGCCGTCCATGCCAATCTTTAAGCCTTCAGGATTTTCAATTTCAATTTCAACATCCGGGCCCACATCTTCGGCTGCCAGTGCATCCAACCCAAGAGGCGCTGGGTTCATTGATGGAAACATATTAGTAGCCATTATTTAATCCTTAATAGTAAACCGCTTTGCGGCGAAAGCTTTGCAGCTCTTCACGTTCATCAGAATCCAAACGCAAAAACCCGCCCTGCCTGAATCTTATCAGCGCTTGGGTACTTGAGTCCACCAAATCATCATGCTCGCCATTTGGAAAAGACGCCATCTGCTCTATCACTTCACTGGCCCACCTTGTCTCCGGCGCCCATACTTTGCCAGATCTAAACAAATCCGTCACCGAATTCAATCGCACAAACTTATCATTTCCACGACTAGGTGTGTATTCACTTACCAACAAACCCATAGACCGCAGCTCAAACACAAGCGGAGCTCCCGCGGCTTTAGCTTCAATGATACAAGCGTCCGGCTCCCACTCCCTGTAACTGGCCATCGCTTTTTCTTTCAGCTCAGGAAACTCCATTCGTTTCTGAAACGCATCTAACAAAATTACGTTCACATCATTGGGGTCGTCGTTCATATGAAAAACCCCCCATGTCGTACAGGCCGAATAGTCCGAACGCTCATTCTTCGTAAAAGCAGTGTCCCAGCTCTGAATGATAAATTCACACTTAGGCGGGTCTTCCGGGTTCCACATCTTCCACCATTCTCTTTTAACCAGCGCACCTTCTTCGCCCGTCGGTGCTTGTTGGTACTGAGCATTCCATTTAGAAGGAGGCAGTTCTTCTCGCAAAGCTTCTAATTCTTTAGCAGACCAGAACTCAGGCCAGAGCGGATTCCCACTGGGCATGATTGCGGGAAACTCCACAACTTCCCACTCCCCCAATGAATCCCGCATCTGGGCGTCTTTCAATACCCGGCCAGTTAAGTCCCTCTCAGCCCAGCGGGTCATCACAACCACAATAGCCCCGCCTGGCTGTAAACGTTGCCGGGGTCCAGACGTATACCACTCATACGTTTTATCAAATACCCCAGGATCCCCAGCAGCTAAAGCAGCTTCCTGTTCACTATGCGGGTCGTCAATGATTAGTAGGTCAGCACCTTTTCCGGTCACAGTACCTCCAACACCGATAGCGAAGTACTTCCCATTCTGATTAGTCGCCCACCGGCCGGCACTCTTACTATCCTGTCTCAATGCCACGCCAGGGAATACACGGGCATACTGTTCTGAATCTACCAAGTTACGAACCTTCCGGCCAAAGTTAACCGCCAGGTCCGACGTATTAGATGTCTGGATAATTTTTTTATTTGGGTACCTACCCAAAAACCATGAAGGCAATAGGTAACTAGCAAACTCAGATTTAGTATGCCGCGGCGGCATATTGATGATCAATCTCTTTAACGTCCCATTGGCTATAGCTTCAAACTTCTTCGCCATCACAGCGTGATGTCTTCCATGCACAAACCCCGGCCACATCATCCGCACATAATTCATAAACCCACTCTGAGCTTTCTCCCGCTCTAAAGCCAATCGATAATCCTCCACAGCGTTATAAAACACCTCCCTCTCCTCTTCAGGAAGCGTCGCCATCAAAGCATCTAACTTATCGCTCATTCTAAATTCTTGAAATTAATGTACACAGGACGAATTGATCTTCCACTTTTTCGCAACTTCTTCAACACCCCTTTGGCCACCAATCTGTCCACAATCTCTAACGTATTCCCCAATCCGCTTCTTCCACGCTGATACGCTATGTCCCTCACCGACGGACTGTACCCATATCTCTTCCACCACTCATCCACAATCAAAAACACTTCCCTTTGCGCCGGCGTCATCTCAACCTCCATACATTGCTCATACGAAAAATCCTTCTTCTTTAACATCATCTTAGGGTTCCGCACAATCAGAGAACCAAAACGTTTCGGTTCTCGACGCGCTATTAGTTCTAAATTTGCGGAATTTTTTACCATAAAGTATTAATTTTCAATAGGGGGTGGGTGCGCTATATCAAGGGGATGGGGTTCTGATTCTGGTAAATTTTGGGATTGTTTGTGTGGAATAGTATGTTCATCAGCCAGGGACTCCGCGCGCTCAGTCGGGCTGGTGGGGGATGGGTGGGGTCGCGCATCCGCCAATTCGTCGAGCAATGAGCTGGCCGCGGCGTCGATGGTGTGCGCGTCCTCGGCCTGCGCATTCATGAGCCGGCGCAGCTCAGCCATTACGCGGGCTTTGGCATCGTCGCTGCTGCTGATGGTCCGGACCTCTTTTCTATCGACGTACAAACCGACCTCGCTAATCGTGCCGGCGACCTTGGCCGCTTGTACCAGCACGGCCGGCGGCGTGTCTTCATCGATGATGACGCCCACTAAGCTTTTGATTATGAGCGCACGCAAAGCGGCCGGCGTTCTATGTTTCTCACTCTCGATGGCAGCCTGGTAAGCCAAGATTTCCGCGTTTATATCGGGCCGCTTGCGCAGCTTGTGCGCCTGGTTGCCCTGGGTTTTGGGTGTTGCCTTGGTTTTGTAGGATGCGCGGTAGGCTGCGGCGCCGGTGGAACCCTTGGCCACTTCGAGCGCGAAGGCCTTTTGTTTCCCGGTTAACTCGCGCGCTGCAGTTCTACCCAGCAGCTGGTCTACCGGGGTTTGCTCCAGGCCTTCGCGGATTTGCTTACGGGTTAATTTGGTTTGTGTCATGCGGCGCAATATACAGGAACAAAACGCTTACTGTCAATAAACCCAGGGAAACGGGGTTTTACTGTAGGCCTGGGGGGATTAGGTGGCATGTGGCAGCGCTTGGGGTTCTATGTAATCCCCTTACACAATTGCAGCCCCTGGGCCACTCGCTGCGCTCGGAATACCCGCGGCAATCACCCGCGCCATGGTCCCACCTTGACCGGCTGGCCACCGGGCCCAGGTCAAAACCCACCGACCAGGCAAAACACAAAACCGCCGCCGCTTGACCAGGGCGCCACCAGCTGCAGCACCGGACCGGCCACAAAACCACCGGGCCCAGGCAAAAACCGCGCTACCAGGTAGCACAGGTAAAAACCCTATTCACCATCAGGACCACCCACCAGGGCGCGCGCCGATACCCTACCCCCTAGAGAATCGATACCCTACCCGGTAGACTAAAAAACCCGCGTTTTTACTGTCGCGCATGTGACTGACAAGGGGCTTGACAAGAAACTACATTAGTCCTCAATGCACCAGCCAGGATGCAGACAACAAACCAACACGAAGGGAAACGCAAGATGTACACAGCACAAATCGACGCCCACGGTAACGTTATCGTTTGCAGAGGGGATGAGCAGCGCCGGGGCTACCGTATAGCCTACAGCGGCACCTATAACGAATGCCTTACCTGGAAAGTAACAAGAGCATGAGCACACATGAAACCATCATGCGCCAGGCCCGCCGGGAACTTGACGCCGGGCGCCCGGTTAACTACCAGCTCACACCCGCGGAATACAAGCGCCGGATTTATTTAATCAACGACGAAAAGAACCAACTGCGCGCCGCCCTAAACCTGGCAGCAATCACCACCCAACAAACCACCGGAGACTTATTCCAATGAAACCCCTTTACCTCATCGCATGCAGCGCCGCCAAGCTGGACCGCACCGCACCGGCCGCCGACCTTTACCAGGGCCAAGCTTTTAAGCTGGCAATGCGCGCAGCAGCTCGGGCCGGCGCCGACGTCGTCATTCTCAGCGCCTTGCATGGCGCCTTATTTCCTGATTTACTAATCGCCCCCTATAACCTGACATTGTCACAAATGACCGCACAGCAGCGCCGCAAGTGGGCCGCAAATGTCAGGCACGGATTAAGCGAATACCACGGCCGCGAAATTGTCGTGTTGGCCGGCAAGCACTACGCCGCCGCCGTTGAAGGTTGGCCCAACGTGTCCCGCCCGCTCACCGGCCAAGGTATCGGCCAGCAGTTACACACCCTTAAACACTTAAACACTTGAAAGGCACATCATGAGCAAGCTTCAATTTCTTATCGATTTACTCACCCTGGAGGATTTGCGCAAATACCAGGCACAAACCGACAAGCTAATGTGGATTGAAACCACGCTACTAGACCCCAACGGACTAAGCCGGCGCCATGCCGAAAAGGTCGAGGAAAAATTACTCGATTTGCTCCAGGCTTACAACCTAACCATCAACCGCGAGGGTCATTGGCAATCAATGCAAGCACTTAGCGCAGCAAAAAAAACCGGGGTTTTGTATAGCGATTGGCACCCGGTTTTTGGCATTTTGTAAATTTATTAAATTAACCCACCAATTGAAAGGCACAACATGACCAAGCTTGAACTACACCAGCGCATGACACACACCTACGCCGACGGCTGGGCCGACCTGGACGACTGGCAGCACCTGGGCACCGCAAAAATGCTGCGCTGGAATGCCACCGCTGAGCCCCTGGGATTTGACGACGCCGGCACCTACAAAACCAAGGTAATAGGACCGCGCGAGCTGCGCGCCGTTGACCTGGGCCGGGCAATCGCGGCCACCCTAGGCGGCAGCAACTGCACACATGAGCATGACTGCTGCGGATGCCCTACTACTCACGCCAGCGTTAAACGCACCAGCGCCCGCGAATACTTTGTTCACCTTCACATAACCCGCAACTATTGAAAGGCACCTAATGACCGCACTCACCACCCCAGACCAAATAGCGCGCTACCGCCTGGCAACACTACGCGCAGCGCTTAAACTGGAAATCGCCGGCATGAAACGCCGCGGCCCCAGCGCTTATGCAATCCTTAAAACCGAGGGATTCACCGGCACCCGCGCCGCGATCCTGGAGCAAATCAACAAACAATTGGAGAATCAATAATGGGAAACCGCGCCGTAATTACATTCAGCACCGCCAACAACGCGCCCGCAATTTACCTACATTGGAACGGCGGCCGCGCCAGCGTAGAAGGCTTTTTATCCGCAGCGCGCCAGCTAGGCCTACGCCATGCCCGCACCCCCCAGGCACAAACCGAAGCGCTGGACCAGCTCGCCGAAATGTTGGCCCGCTTTTATTTCCGCTGCAATGTTGGGACAACCGTCTACCGGCTGCACTACGCCGGCAGCGACCGCAACAACGGAGACAACGGAACCTATGTGCTGGGCCAAGATTTAACCATTTTGAGCCGGCTACATCACAACCGCGGCGAAGAAATCAACCGCGAAAAAACCGCAGCAATCATCGAGCAAATAACGGCCGCCGCGCCAATTTTTAACCTGGAGAAATAATCATGGGCTGGACTTCTTACACAATCAACACCACCGCGACCACCGACGCAGTACTACGCCGGGAATTTACCCAGGCCGGCACCGATGGCAGCCGCTGGGAAATAACCGACACCGCGACAATCGGCGCGACCTGGTACGCAATCAGCAAACGCACCGACCCCACCGGCGCCGCGCATTATTCGGGCCTGGTATGCCTGACCGAGCGCCGCAAACAAAACAACGGAGAAACTGAATTCTTTTACAAAGACATCGACGAAACCGCCGGCCCCTACTCTTACGCATGCCCGGCCCGCATCCTGGACCAGCTCGACCAGTTAGCACCCAACCCGCCCGAATACGCGGCCAAGTGGCGCCAAGCATGCAGGGACCATGCAGCCAACAAACGCACCAAGGCCAAGGCCCGCGCCAAGCAGCGCGCCGAAAGCCTGGCAAAAATTGAGCGCTTTATTTCCGACCGCTTTTTATCCGTCAACCTGGGGGCCTAAAAAATGAATCAATTCCACTTTATCCGCAGCAGCGGGAACCGCAAGACCGGCCCAATCCCGGTTACGTATAGCGCGCGCAGCTCATGCCCGCCCGATTGCATCCATTACGAAGAAGATTGCTATGGAGAAGATTTTTACACCCGCATGACCTGGGACAAGGTCCCAACCCGCGGCCACGATATCGCAGCACATGCGCGCGCAATCGCCAGCCTGCCGCCCGGCCAAGTGTGGCGGATGAACGTCGCCGGGGACCTCCCAGGTCAAGGCGCGACGATTGACGCCTACCAGCTCGGGGAAATAGTCAAGGCCAACAAAGGCCGCAAAGGGTTTACATACACGCACAAACACCACCCGGACGCGCTGCTATGGATACGACACGCCAACGCCTGGGGCTTCACAATCAACCTCAGCGCCGACGACGCCGGCCACGCCGACCAACTAGCCAACACGAACGCCGGCCCGGTCGCTTGCATTGTGCCAACCGACACGCCCGAAATTAGTTTCACGCCCGAAGGCCGGCAGATTGTCATATGCCAGGCACAAACCAGGGAGGGCGCGACATGCGAGAGCTGCGGAAATTTTAGCCCCTGGTGCAGCCGGACAGACCGCGCTTTTATCGTAGGTTTTCGGGCCCATGGCAGCAAAGCAAAACAAACCGACGCCAAGGCGCGCCGGGTTATCCCAATTTTGAAAGGTTGAACATGTTTAAAAAAATGCGCGCAAAGTATCCCGGTAAATGCAGCTTATCCGGCGCCCGGATAAACCCCGGCGATTTTATTATTTACAACACCGACACCAGGACCGCCGAGCTAGAGCCCGACGACGACCGCATGAGCTACACAACGGACCAGCCCAGGGTTAGTGATGTTTTTAATTTTAGCGGCCGGGAATTTTACAGAAACAAAAAAGGCCGGTGCGAAGATGCGCCGTGTTGCGGATGTTGCACCATTTAACGAAAGGTAAACCATGACCACCGACACAATGCGCGAAGCGCTGGAAACTTTAATTTTTTACGTTGAGCAAGCACAGCCCGACATGCCCGACACGGCCCGAATTGATAGCTTGGCCCTGGCCCTGGACAAGGCCCGGCAAAATCTACCGATGGCGGCCGGCGGCCTTCAATCCTACCGCTACCGCACCGCTTACGGCTGGGTAATGATAGGCGCGACCGACGACGCCGACGCACTACGCGAGGCGCAACGCAGCACCCCCGCACCAGCAACCGCCGACCGGCTGCAGCGCTGGACCGGCACCGAATACCAACCAACGAAAGGCCAACCATGAACCACCCCGAAGCAGACTATATCAACGCCGGCGCGCGCTACCAGCTCGCCAGGACACCGGCCCAAACGATAGCCCAGGCCGGCACCCTGCGCCGTATGATCGAATCGGAACACATCGACGAGCGGGCCGAGGCCCGGCGCCTGATCGAAACCGGCCGCGCAGAAGTGCGCCAGCGCTAGGAGTCCATCCGGTGAACAAACCCCACGCCCTCACGCTCGCGCTGGTTTTAGCTATAACCGCGCCCGATAGAAAACGCGCCCGCGACTGTGTCGCTATGGCCGAGCAACTAGCCCGCGGCATGACGCCCGAGCAAGTAGACGCATGCAAGGCCCAGGCCTTGGAACTAATTGACAACAACTAGGAGTTCATCCGATGACCGACATAGAAGACCGCTGGACCAAAGCCGCCGCCGATTTATTGGTAGGCCGCCGCATTAAGTCCGTTGAATACATGACCGAAGAAGACGCCAACGAAGTAGATTGGAACCACCGGCCGCTCATCATTACGCTAGACAATGGTCTACGTTTTTACCCAAGCCGCGACGACGAAGGCAACGGCGCCGGCTCCCTGTTTACGACCAGCCAAAAAATACCAACTATTCCATCAATCTAAAGGAGAATTTATCATGGGTTTCTTTTCTAAAACATGCGCAAAAACGCACCTTCCAATCGTCGCCAACTTGAAGGACATCCCCAGGCTTAGCGAGGTGGTAGCGCTGCTGCCCAATGGCAAAAAATTTACCGGGTCTTATGACGGATACGGCCGCGTCGCCGGTATCGGCCTGGTAGAAACCGCCCGGGGCCGCTTCCAATGGCCCGAGGTAAAGATGGTCCTGGCCGAGTACTACAACGGTGAGGAATATAAAGACCTGGGCCGATCAGGGGATGAGCTGGCACAGGGCTGGTTTATGGACCCCCTATTCTTGAATCATTGCCTACGCAACGGACCATTTGAGAGTTACGCCGAATACAAAAAGGCATTCAAGAAATATGCAAATTGGTAAGGAGAACACCATGCGATTAATGCAAGTTGATGTGCCCAAACCGGCTGCCATGGTACAAAAACCCGGCGCCGTATTTTTTAACTACACCCAGGAGGAGCTGAGCCAAGCGTTTGACAAAATTAAAACGCCGGGTAATTGGAAGGAGCCCATCCGGGCCACCATACCCGCGGAAGATTACAACCTGGCCGCGGCCGCCGTCGCATACTTCACCGGCTCCAATCTAGAAATAGAAGACAACACCAACCACCAATACACAGTCTATGCCGCCGGCTATTACGCGGTCATCGGTTCATAAATCAAAGGAGAAAAACATGTCAAATCAAATCACAATCCAAGCCGAAAACAAAGGGCTCAGCTTCAAAGGCAACCCCGAGTCAGCCAAATATGTCATTGAGCTATTCAATGAGGCCTTCTATTCCGACGGCCGCGACGCCCCCAACTTCATCCGGGATTTTGTTTTTAACCTGGAGGTGGCGCTGCAAGATGCCGGCCACCTGGACGAAAACTTTAACGAGGTAAAACCATGAAACAAAGTTACGAAACCGCACTCGACATTCTCACGGCCGTGGCTATCGGCGTCGGCTTTGCTGCGCTGCTGGTGGCCTGGTGGACGTCGTGAAATACTGGGTAACCATCATCCGCGAGCATCAAGTTACGCTGACAATGGAGGCGGCCAGCCGGTTAGATATCATCCGGCTGGTCACCGACCTGGCTTTGAAATATGATGCCATGGACGGCAAACAAACTAAGATTGTGAGCATCAATGAAGAAGCGCCCAACACTATTCGCAATATTCCTGCATGAGGAGGACGGCGTCGTTACTGTGTCGGCCGATTATCTAGGCCTAGGTCAGGCTTCGTTTGACCTTGGCATCGAGATAATGACCGGCATCAAAGAGCTGGAGCGTGAACACCCCAAGCAGTTCACGGTCCGGCCCATTCAGATTTCAGAGTATTACAACTGACCGGGTCAGGCTTTGGGAAAACTTGAACAACCCGAGCCGCCGGTGCGTGTCGTTGGCATCCTCCCCTTCGACGTCGCTCATCCAATACGGCCATCCGATCTGCTTGGCCACCCGCTCGCCGGTGCCGCTGGTATCGTTGTCAGCAATGACCACCCCAGCCGGCAACCTGGCAGCCACCTTCACCATGTTCCCCGCGCTGAAGCAAACATGCAATGTGTAGCGACGCTTGAGCTGCGACAAGGCCAGCCGGATAGACAACGCCGTGGCATACCCCTCGACCAAGATGTGCATCCCTTTGTTGTTGAACACAAACTCAGCCCCGCTCGTGCGCTGGCCGGATAGAAACTTCTTCCCGCCAACCTGGTCAATTAACTGTACACCCACCAAGTGTCCATCCGACCGCATCGGAACAACCAACAATTGCTGACCATTGAACGCCCATATATTCCCCTGCTCTTCCGGGAAACCTTTGGCTTTGAGATAGTCATGCCTACCGAATTGACATTGGTCCAGGATCCAAGCCGCCTTGCTGGCCGCCTCCTTCCCCTGCTTTTGTCGCTGCTCTTCCGCATCATTGGCTTGCTTCTGTATGCGTACAACATCAGCCGGTTTCAGTTCATCCGCATGCCAAACGGCCACCTCTGTGCCGGTCGCCCAGTTCTGCACGAACGCATGGGTTCCCATGTACTTGACCGCTCCGTTCCTACTGTTTGGGTGGTCATCCGTCGGGTATCGGCGCCAATAACCAATCGGTGGAGGGCTATCAATCAGGATGCCATGCAGCTTGCAATAGCTAATCAGGTCAGTCATTTACCCTTCCCTTTCAAGTATGCAATCAGCCGGCTCTTGACAAACTTATCGAACGCAATATCAGGCGACGCCACCGAATCAGCTAGGCCCCTGGGCCACACCCCAAATTTATCTTTATAACAATGCGCAGCGCGGCCGCTCGACCACCCGCGATACTTCACATACCATTGGCACATCGCCCAAAACGCTTGCTTGTTATCCCTGCTTGCCATCCCTTCCAACTCTTCCAATACACCAGGAATACTGCTTACCTTGTTCTGACGCTCGCGCACATGGCCGCAATGTAAACAGGTATCAGACCCGCCGGGCCATAGATGCCCGCATGCTGGACACTTGGATTGCTTCTTCTCGTCGTCGGTCTTTTCTTTCTTGGCCTTTTCTTTGCCGTCGTCCAGGACATCTACGCCGTTGTGATAGACCGCTTCCCAATCCTCCTGGAAACGTAAGTAGTTCCCGCTATGGTCCAGCCAGACGGCAAACTCTTTGTTGTCAGCCCGGCGCATGATGCGGCCCATCTGCTGGATATGCGACGATAAAGATTTACTGAACGGCCTGGCGCTCACCCCAATCATTACATCAGGGACATCAAAGCCTTTGGTTAGGATATCCGTTGCAATCAATCCATGTATTTCTGTGTCCGGCCTGGCAAAATCTTCAATCACATCCCGCTTGAACTGGTCATCATCCCGGTAGCTGACCGACACAAAGTTATAACCCTCGGCAGCAAACTGTGCGGCCAGGTCGGCGCCATGCTCTACGCCCGAACAGAACACAATCGTTTTGCGCGGGCCGCCAAAGATTTCATTGGTCTTTCGGATCCACTCCTCGACAATGTTCCCGGTAATCTGCATGCCCCGCTTAGATGCTTCGGCCTGGGACCATTCGCCCGCCACCTTCTTGGCGCCGGTCATGTCGATTTCTTTGGCAATGAAAACACGTAGAGGCATCAATACCTTCTGATCCACCAGCTCCTTTGTCGTGATGGTGTTGACGATGTTGTCATAGATATGGGCCAGCCCCTTTGTAAAAGGCGTAGCCGTCAGCCCGATGACCCGCACCTCCGGATTGTTCTTGATGAAATCAATCGTCTGCTGCCGCGTTGTGTGGCACTCGTCCACAATCAAAAGGTTTAGCCCTGGGAATGAGCCCCGCTTTTCCAACGTCTGAGCTGAGCAAACTTGTATGCTTTCATACGGCCGATAGCGCCAATGACCTGACTGTAGAACCCCGTGCGGGATGTGATACTTTTCTAGCCGCTCGCTGGTCTGGTCGCACAGAATGATTCGGTCCAGCAGCATGGCTGCCTTGTTACCTTTACCCCTGGTTGCGTTGAGCAAAGCAATAGCCATTTCTGTTTTGCCCGCTCCGGTCGGTGCGTACAGTATCTGTGCGCGCTTGCCCTCTGCAAACCCCTGGCGTAGCGCTGCCAGGGTAGCGTCTTGATAATCCCTTAGTTGTAAACTCATTTGATTCTCCGCTGCCGGCACACTATGCCCGCCGGCTTGGGCCTTGTTTATTCGTAGGCTTTAAGTTGTCTTTGTTGCATGGAAATCTGACGCTTGAGCTGCGCGTTTTCCAACTGGAATTTATCCCGGCTGGATTTAACCGCGTTCATCTCTAACTTCAGTATGCGAATCTCTTCGCGTAATTGCTTGATCAGATCTTGCGCTGCTTTCTTTTCTTCGGCTGTCGCGTCCATGACTTTGACGGCCAAGCGGTCGGTCAGCGTTTCGTTCTGCGCAATCAGCTCGTCTACCATTTCCTGGCGGTGGTCTACGGCGGGCGGATCGGCGGGTTTAGGCGCCTCAACCAAGGGTGCTGCTTTCGCTGGCTTGGCTGGCTTATCTTTCTTTTCGGGCTTGCGCTTCTCGGCAACGTTACCCTTGGGTGTAATGTATTTCCGGACAGCCGGCGCGCTTTCCCCGCGCATCTTGGCAACGAATGGCGCAGACACGCCAACCTTCCTGGCAATTTCTGCATTGCTCCACTCGCCCCATTCAAAATCTTCTACAAAAATCATAGTGACTTTGCGCTTGTCGGCATTGTCCATTGGCTGGCCGTGCAGGTTGTTTGCACTGCTACCAAAAAACAGGGCGTCCCTGGGTGTGCCGGTTTCTATCTCGCATGGAAAGGCGGCCATCCCAATCCGTAGCGCTGCGTGATACCGGTGAAAGCCGTCAGACATCCAATAGTCTGTGCCGTCAAAGAATACCCGCATTGCTGGGAATACCGCGCCGCCTTCCAGGTCCGTAGCGTAGCGCATCACCGCTTCTTCTTTGATTGCTGCGCGCACCTGAGTGCCGCCGTCCAGCCTGATTTGCTTCAGTTCTAATACTTTTCTTTCTAGCATATCGTTCCCTTAAAATGGTGCGTCAAAACCTATAAATTCATTGAGCTTTTGTTTGTAATGCCAAGCTTTAGCGGCATCGTCTGACCCCTCTTTGCGGCCAGCTCTCATGCTGTATTTGATGATGTTGCCCTTCAAGTAGCCAATGAATTCCTGGCGGTTAAGCACAGATTCCATGACGGCCCAGGGCTGGATGCCAATCTTGTGATAGTGGTCGCCACCCACCTGATACTCATCGGCTGATGCTTTCTCAATCATATTCTTGCTCCTATATATTTAATCATCGCTTTAGGCCCCGGACGTAGGCAGCAAAGCTTGCCATTGTGTCCTTCTCAAAGGCCTTGAAGTTGTCCACCTCCTTCGCCACCTCTTCCAGGGCGTCGTTCCTAATCTTGTTTGAGATGGGATCAAGCTGACGCTGAATCATCTGCCGCTTGCGCCATCCCAGCGCCTTTTCCCATACGTTTAATTGTGCTTCGCTCATTTCTTTCTCCTAGTATTTTGTTACTCCACTCAACCTTGTAGATGCCACCATCCAAGTCAAAATCAATTCGTATGTTGCACTCGACAAGGTATGGGTGCAGGCTTACACCTAACCCATCCATGTTTTGATTGACGCGGTAATACTTGCTAACCATCGTCTTGCCACGATCTTCTTCGGGCACGTACTGTCTGTACAGTGGCTCAGGTGTTTTTGATTTGCTCAAGTGTTCTTCTCCTTAAGCTTGGCTTCAATGGCTTCATAAAGTTCATAGGACATTCCAAAAGGAAGCACACCACATCTAATAAGTTCTGTGCGTGTCAGCCCTACCCATGTGCGTTGTGATGGGGTGGTGTACAAAGCCACATCACCTTCTTCAGGTTCAAGGCCAAGGTTTACACGCCAATCTTTTGCACCGCCAAGTGCATTGCCACGCATTACCATTAGCTCTGACGTGCTAATCCACGCTACAGGCTCTTGCTCTTGCTTCGTATACAAAGGCAATACCTGACCAAGCGGTGTAAACAGAGGGCTGTCTTTGTCTGTACTGACCGCGCCGTTAGTTGGGTCGTACCATGCTATTGGCTTATCCATTGTTCTTCTCCTTGAGCTTGTCTTCAATAGCTTTGGCATACACTTTGAATGTCGGAGGCATCTCATATTGGCTCATTAACAAAGTGACCGCAGTGGCAACATCAACGGCCTTCAAACATTCCAGCATCTCACTGTCTGTCAGACCCTTCCAAGGGCGCACGTATTCTTGGATGTCATCGTCATCAGTCATGCTTATCTCCCCTTGCTCGAATGGCATAAGCGCATTTGTTACCAAGCGGAAGAAACTCATCACACATTTTTGCACACGCCTCACGCTCGGCATTAGCTACTAGGTCAGCAAATTGCATCAAGCTTCCAAGGTCGCCCTCGACAACATAGTCAACCACAGTGAACTCTTTAATCTCATGTGTCCATTGACTGTGTATCAGCACAGCCAGCTTGCACTTTTCAGCAAGGGCTATCACTTCATCTTTGTTCATTGCACCCTCCCCCGCATAGCCTCAACCTGCGCTCGTTGTTGATCCATCAAGTAGTCCCGTTGCTTAACTGCTACTTCATACATGGCGTATAGAGTTTCAATCTTGGCCTGCATCAGCTTGCGCTCGGCTTCAACAGCCTCTGCAATCATGGCATTGACCATCTCTTCGTTAAACATGTTTGTGTTCATGGCTTCTCCTTTAATGTGGCTTCTAGGGAATCAAGTGCCGCGTCCCAAGTGTTGTAGTCAATGCTATTTGTAAAAGCTTTGACGACCGCCCGGGCTGCTTGCTCAATGTTTCTCAGGCGCCGGACTTCCGTTTCTAAATCCGCTACTAATAAATCCAATTCGCGCTCATCGTTGGTCATCTGTTTTTCTCCTTGAACTTCTCTTCAACCAACACCTTGAAGACGAATGTGTTCAGGTGATCCGTTGTCCAGTTAGGAATCTGCTTAATGATTGCATGGGTGTCGGCATTGGTTAGATTCTTCCAGCGCTTCTTGGCTTTGCGCGGCTTGAACACAGGCACCCTGGGGTCGGTAAAGAATTCGGGCTTATCTTTCCATGCCGCCCAGGTAAACAACCAACGCCACATGAACTGCTCGTTGCGGCAGCTGTACTGGTATAGCGCCATTCGTAGGCATACTTCTTTGGCTGGCTTCATTCTTCCCTCGCTTTCAACATAGCGTCTGCCATTGCGTATGCGTCTGATGCAAGCCCGCCCATCCAACCAATTGGGTCTTCCAAATCTAGTTCTTTTTCTAAAAAAGATTTGGTAAGGGGTTGAAGTGCTTTGATTGCAAAGTAGTCCCGCAGCGACATGCCGTCTGTGTGAATGGAAAAGCCCAAGATGCGCGACTCATCATCGACCATGAACCTGGGTGTAGGGAATGCTGCTCCGCCTGTTTTCTCTCTCATGATTGTTCCTTTTTGTTTTCGTTTCTGATCGCCCGCCTAACAATTGTTTCTGTTACCCCAAATCTTTCTGCAATTTGTCGGTACGAAAGGCCCTGTTTACGCAGCACGATCACCCTTCTTACATCTACTGGTGTTGCCGGCCGGCCCGCGCCAATCCTAGCTCCGCCGTGTTTTGTCATAAGCTTCTCCTTTAAACTTGAAATCGACTATACACGTATTCAAGATAGTTTGCAACAGGTTGTTCCTGTTTATTTGTATCAGGCAGCATAAATAGCGATAGCAGACCCCCGAGACTCCCGACCTGTACCCTAGTGGTAGGTATGTGGAAGTCACCAGCCAGTCGAAACCTGCTGCTCGCGGAACGTCGTATTCAACTATCGACCGCCCGTGTCGTGGGCCAGACGCTGATTGTCGGTTTGCTTGGTCGTTTTATGCAGTCGCTACGAAACGCTGCGGCGCCGGGGGTCTATTAAAGCGCCATCGGTTTCTTGAGTACGGCCCCGACATTGGCCTATTAGCTAACCCGCTCTGAGGGTTG